TTATTTAACAAAAATAAAATGTTCTACGTAGATCTTGAAAAGTAAAAGAAAGATTACATTGTTCATTAATTTTTTTCTAAATTTTGAAATATTAATAATATGACCAGATTCAGATTTTACAGATGGAAAAACCCACTCTCCTTTATTTTGTATTCTTCGTTTTTTCATCAGATACCAAAGAAAGTTTCCCATATAAATTTTATAGTACACATTATTGTATGGATTTATAAAAGACAGAGTTCCTTCCTCTAAATCTATATTTTTCCAATGTAAAGATTCACACTCATTCCTAAAAAGCCCTGTTAATATAAGTGTTAATAAAAAATCCTTATTTGTTTCATTTTCCTGTCCCCTACCTTTATATTCAATAATTGCTTGCACCCACTTGGTTAAATTATCCACATCGATATAGTTTCTTCGAGGTGGGATTTCTTCCCAGAGCTGTTTCTTCTTTAACAAATTAACCGGATTTATCCTTGGTATAATTACTTCACAATTTTTATTTTGATAATACTTAATTGAAAAATGATAGACCGCTCTAAGTACACGCATAGATAAATTAGCTTTTGCATAACTATACTGAGATAACTGAATATACTTTTCTTCAATCATCTGTTCAGTAATATCAATCAGTTTAAGTTCACTTAAGTCTATTAAATATTTTTCTATAACTTCTTTATAGTCGGCTAATGTCCTTTCTTTTAACTCGTGGTGATTTATATATACTTGGAAAGCTTCTTTGAGATAAGGCTGGTCAATTTTCTCATTTAAACTATTTTTTAATATTTTATTATTTTTAATGCTTAAAGAGTTTGAGTCAGTTAACTCTTTTAACTTCTGCTGTGCAAGTATACGGGCGTCTTCAAGAGTAATTTTTCGTAATCCCCTAATTTACAACGAATTGATTTCCTTTTACTTTCTTTTCCACAATGTAAGTTTTATAAGAGTTATTTACACGAATAGCAAAGCCAATAATCTCACTGTCACGATAAATAGCCGGTGTGAGTTCAAGTTGATCGATAAATGACTTAGTTAGCTTTACTCGTGAAGTGCTCATAAGCTAGAATCCCTATCGCTTGTGATAATTAACAATATAGCAAAATATTTTTCAGGTCTACTGCTGCTACTTTTGAAAAATACTTGTGTTTAATAAAAAATTGATTAGTATTGCAGGCACTGAAAAGCCTTGAGATTAAAAGCTTTTCTCATTATAGGGCCTATAGCTCAGTCGGTTAGAGCAGCGGACTCATAATCCGTTGGTCCACAGTTCGAGTCTGTGTGGGCCCACCAATACAAACCCCAAAAACTTTAAGTTTTTGGGGTTTTTAACTTTAGATATTTTTAAAATATAGCCAAATATCACTTCATTATTCAAAAATTGTTCAATTAAACATTAAAAGCCTTTTCCAATTTCCGTATTATTGAACATTCCTTTTCAACCTTTAGGACTGTTATAAATGTTTGAATTGATTATTTGACCTGTTCTTAAGCTAAATTTTGTTTCAGGATTGATTTTGAGCTTTCTATTTGAACATCCCAAAACTTTTCCCATAAATCACAATATTCGAGGCATAGGTTTTCTAAATAAGTGTAGTCTTCTTCTGTACAAGCTTGCATTAAAATAAACCATAGATCTTCTTCATGATCGTCATCTGCTGCCTCAGCAGTTTCATCTTCAGATACTCCATGCACATGGTAATAGCCACCACCCTCCACCGCTATACCTACAGCACTGGTTGCTTTTCGTAAAGGTGGACTGTACAAAATAACTTCTTCTTCAGCTACAGCTAATAAAGCAGAAACGGCTTTATAGTCTTTATAGGAATTTTCTAGAAACTCTCTCAGCTGATGTGCAATTTCTGTTGGTTGATAACTCCGGCGCTCTTCCTCCGTCACTCCAAAATCATCAAGGACATCTTCAAATAAAGGATAATGTGCATATTCTGGGTTACCTTGATAATAACCGTCTTTGTCGGTCCCAGGTCGAAACCCAAACTCATCAAATATATTAAGACTCAAAAGACAGCGCGGAAACATCTTTGCACCTGCATGCAACCTAGGTTCTAACTGCTTTGTCTGGTATTGAGCCATTAATAAAGCGTCTGTAAATGTTTGTACGATTGCATGGCGATACTCTAAATGAATACGCTTTAAGTTTTCTTTATTAATTTCACCGTTATTTAAAGTTTCTATTGCAGGATGATGAGATACTGGATGTTTCGCAATCTTGGCTCTTAATTGAGTTAAAAATTAAGATTTTTGTCCCAAAGTTCAGCTGAAATGCTTTGTTTCATCCCTGCAAGTGCTTTTTTCCTAGGATTATTAAAGTCCTCAAATTTTTTAGGCATAATCCACTCTCATTAAACTTATTAATTTTTTAAATTTCCGTATTCTGTTTTTAAAACAAATAGTTAAGATAAAAATAAGACTCTTTTGTTGAAAATTCATATTAGAATTAAAATTCTACTAAATCAAATAGAATATTTAAAAAATTTAAAAATAATCTTGAGTAGCTTTTATAATATTCGCTTGAATAAAATTATGTTTTTGATTATGATTAATTTGATTAAAATTTTAAAATCTATATCAAGTAATAATTAGTTTCAATTATATGGAAATGTAATGTCAAAAAAAAGAAGATATTATAAATACTGCTTTAGAACTTTTTAACCAAATTGGTTACAATGCTACAGGGGTAGACAAAATTATTGCTGACTCAAATGTAGCCAAGATGACTTTCTACAAATATTTTCCATCGAAAGAAAGTTTAATCATGGAGTGCCTACATCATCGAAATATTAATATACAAAATTCAATTTATGAAAAATTAAGCTTACATCCAGATGTGAGTCCAATTGATAAAATACATCTAATTTTTAATTGGTATATTGACTGGGTTAATAGTGAGAATTTTAATGGTTGCCTATTCAAAAGGCTTTTATTGAAGTGTCTAAACAATACACCTCAATTCGTGAACCATTTCAAGAATATACAAACTGGCTTATAAATTTATTAAATAGTTTATTAGTAGAGCTAGATATTAAAGACCCTACTCCACTTACTCATATCATCATTTCAATTATTGATGGTATTATTATTGATGGGACAATTGATAAAGATCTGATTGATCCCTCTAAGAAATGGCAATATATTGAGTACTTGATTAAAACTGAAAATCCTTAATACTTTTAATATATACAATAATATTTTAAAAATTCAATTATATATTTTTCTATTATAAAATTAGAATATAATATTTAAAAATATTTTTAAATTAAAATAAATAAAATTTGTTTGGAAGATAATTTTCTACCTTTTTAGACAAACTCATATTAGAATTCTGCAACCTTATTGTCTCCCACATCTCTATGAAAAAGTTTTTAGGCAATTCTATCTTCAAAGCAGTTGGTTGGACCTATGATGCAGATCCTACCATTCTTGAGAAAAAACAAGTTATTATCGGTTTTGAACATACTTCTAACCTTGATGCGATCTTATCAATCGCTTTGTTTCAAATATTAGATTTAAAAATTCATACACTAATAAAAAAAAGAACTTTTCAAAGGTCCAATGAAGCCTATTCTTGAAAAGCTAGGTGGCATTCCCGTAGACCGAAAAGCAAGCAAAGATATCGTCTCTCAAATGGTTGAAAAATTCCAAAGTAGCGATACATTCAATCTAGTGATTGCACCTGAAGCAACGCGTGCCAAAGATGGATCGGAACGCAAACCTATTCGAACCGGTTTTTGGCATATTGCTAAGGCAGCAAATGTTCCAATTGTACTGATGTATGCAAATGCAAGAACCAAAAAGGCGGTATTTTAGGTAAGATTTATCCTACGGATTTACAGAAAGATCTTGAAACGATTAAAGAACTTTATGCGCAATATGATATTGATGTGAAAATTAACTAGCTAACTCTCTCATGAAGTTTGAGCCTATATTTTTATGTAAATTTAGGCTCTCTGAGCTTATTTAATTGGCTAACAAAACGTAAGGCAACAGTTTTCAAGAAAACCATGCCTATGCTAATATTCTGTCACTTTTGCATTTTTTAATTTTTGGAGTTCACTTCCATGGCGGGTCATTCTAAATGGGCCAATATTAAGCATCGTAAAGCGAAACAAGATGCCAGTCGCGGTAAAGTTTTTACTAAATATATTCGTGAAATTGTCACTGCTGCAAAACTTGGTGGTGCAGATCCTGCCAGTAACCCTCGCCTTCGTGCCGTTGTCGAAAAAGCGCTTTCTGTCAACATGACACGAGATACCATTAACCGTGCAATTCAACGCGGTGTGGGTGGTGAAGATAATGATGATTTAAAAGAAGTAACCTACGAAGGTTATGGTGTAGGTGGTGTTGCTGTTCTTGTTGAAACAATGACAGACAACCTGAACCGTACAGTTCCAGATGTTCGCCATTGTTTCAGCAAAACTAATGGTAACTTAGGTACCGCAGGTTCTGTTGCTTACCTATTTACCAAACGTGGTGAGATTACTTTTGACGATGTTTCTTTAGAAGATAAGATCATGGACGTTGCTTTAGAAGCTGGTGCAGAAGATATTGAAGTTTCAGAAGATGAAATTTTAGTAATCACTTCTCCAGAGACTTTTGGTGAGGTTCAAGATGCTCTTGCAGCTGCTGGTTTAAAATCAGACAATGCTGAAGTAGTGATGAGCCCTTCTACTAAAGCAGAAATCACTGATATTGATCAAGCTAAACAAGTAATGAAACTCATTGATATGCTTGAAGATCTAGACGATGTACAAAACGTTTATACAAACGTTGAGTTTAGTGATGAAGTTTTAGCGCAACTTGATGCCTAAGACGAGAAAACGCACCAAATGGTGCGTTTATCTTTATATAAATCAAATAGTTATAACATGATGTTGTAATCTTGTTGCACTCGGTTTTAAAAACTACACTTTAAGATTTCTATTAATTTTTAAAACTTATTAAAATTTATTTTAAATCTACTTTAACAGGAAGTTCCCAACGCTTTCGATTAAAGGTCACGGTACCATCCATGTTTATGCTTAATTCATTGCCATTATAGTCATAAACTTTAAGGATATTGCCGCCCTTATCAATATCGGCCAAAAGATCAACTTCTTTTGTATTTGCAAAATCATACGCCTTGATCATCACTTGCGTCATTTTTAGAACTCAAATTGCCTTTACGCATAATGATACTTGAATATTGTTATTGATTGAATGCGCCGTGCATCCTGAAAACAGAATGCACAGTAGAGTAATAAAAGTTGCTAGCTTGGTTCTCTTACACAAAATCACTTTATGCGATCCGGTTACTAATCCATCCATAAAAGAATTGCTCTTGCGTGGGATTGCGTTCGCATATTTCAATATAACGTTGGCCCTGCATAATATTCAGTACCTTAAGCATCACCTTCTCACCATCTTTACCACGTTTGGCAAGAAAGATTTTTAAAGCCCCTAAGGTAGCTGAACCATAAATACCATCAACGGCTAGATCGGGCCAACCGCCTTTACCTTGGTTATTCAATAGATTCAATGCACGTTGTAATAAAGGCTTTGCAAAAGCTACACCGCAGTTAACACCAGTATCAAGCAACTCTTCAGCGATCATAGGCGATAAGGTATTAACCTGGTCAAAACGAGGATTAATCCAATATTGTTGTTTATAAATCTGCTTTGCTAAATCTAAAGGCAGATCACGCATTGGGCCTTTCCAACCGTTTACCCGTGCAACTGCTTCAGTTATCCCATAATTAGTTGCGCCGCCACGGTCGTTAGGGTTGTTAACATATCCACCTTCGCGCTTGATAAGGTCATCAATATATTTATCTACTGACATTTGCCCTCTCCTACTTGAATATAGCCTTGAATGCTTCTTTAACTTCAAAAATTAATTCACCCATGGTTTTACCCTTCCACAGTTGAATTGCTTGGTACCATATCCCTATGAGCAACATCCCAAAGACGGCAAAAATTAACATCACAAAACCCTGTGCCATATGTGAGTAACGACTTAATTCAAAGTATTCAATAAAGGCTGAACCGCCATACAGACTTATAGTGATGCTTATAAATAGTTTTAAAATGACACTACGGTTGATTTTAATCATTCCATCGGTATTGATATCACCACTTAACATGAGAGCAAGAATCCCGCCCATCACTGCTGCCCAAATTTTTAATATCCAAGGAATGGATTTAGCTGATAAAGGGTCGTTCATTTTTGCCACCAATCTAATGTTTTCATTATTTTATGGATTGGTTTAATTTAAGTATCGTTTTCTGTTGACAGTAAAAAGCCCCGAAATACTCGGGGCTTTTTATTTAGGTTGATTTCTATTTGATAACTGTAAGGTATACAGTGGTACTAATTGTGCTGGCGGTATTAGATAGGTCTTGATAATAGATAGTGACCGTATCAGCGGCAGTAACCTTTGCGTAAAAACGGCCCTGAAATGGGGATATTGTCGAATCTATCATAACTTGGTCCCCTATAGCTGCGTTAGCTATAGTGCGTGTTGTTGTATGGGTTCCGTTGGCAGAAATAGGGAAACTAAAATTAGGATAGCTTTGTTTAATGTATCTAGCCTTGCTGTAATACTGCCAAATCGGAGTCAATTCGGCAGAGAAACCAATTGTTTTCCAGTAGCCTGCGTCTGAATCGGTTCTGTATAAATCTTCAGAAGATATGTATCGATCATTGTTAACAGTCACTACTGGTGAAAGAGATTCTGTAATTCGAATGTTTGTTTTGGTCGGCGCTTTTATACGGTTAGAACCGAGTTTAATTGCTGTGTTTAACCCTCGATTCGTATTTTGATTCTCAATTCCTAACGACTCATGGACAATATCATTATCATCTATATCAACAATAGAATCACCGCTTAAGGATATACCTGCGGGACGTTTAGTCGTTAGCCCTCTAAGAGCAAAATCACTAAGTTTATTGCCTTTTATCTGAGCACCTAAAGCCCCCCTAACATGTAAAGCACCACATCTGTTTCCGTTAAATTTACTATTTACGAATCCGTTAGAGTTATAAAAAAGCGCATCTGTAATACCTGGGCAGTCTACAATGTCAGAGTCCACTAATTGTGCTGTGACATTCAACCGCCCTTGTATTTTACAATCGCGCATTTTAAGTTGCAGAGGAATAGAGCCCGTTAGTGTGAATGCGTTCGGCACTGTAGGTGAACCTGCATAAAAAGGCATAATAAAATTTGATTTATACGTACTGATGTCTGAATTTACAGAATATAAGGAACCATCTATAGTACAATTATCGTATGAAGTTCCTTGCGAATCCTCCATAATTATAACTGAAACATCTTTCTTCGAGTTAAGTGCGACTAGATTATTAAATAATGCGTCTTGAGCACCAAACATTACACGTACACCAATGTGAAAACCAGTTATAGTATCGAATAAAGATTTGCAATTCCTTGTTTTTGCTCCAAAATAGATAGCGGCCCCTTCTTTATATCGGACTCCTCCTTCGATTAAATCAAAATATTTAAATGTATTTTTAAAGCTTATGAAGTTATTGCTTCCGAGATAAGTGACCAGAGCACCATCTGAATGCGTTCTCACATTAAACTGAGAGTAACTTACTGAACAATCAGTCGTCCCATAGTTAAAATGTATACATGTACCTTGGTCCGCTAGTGTCCCAATATAGTGGACGTTGTAACAATAGTTATGAATAATCTGAATTAAATTTTTAGTGTCACTCGTTGCTTGACCATTTGTGATGTTTTTAAATTTAACATTTGAAGATAGATTACACGCTAAATTATAAGAAACACTTAACTTCTGTGTGGTGTCAAAAGAACTGTGTAATCTTTAAAATTGAACTCATCATCATAAATTTTAAAAATTTGACTCAGCGTAGCGGACCCTTTTCAAGGCAAGGCAGTTCTAAAGTAACAGTGCTGTTAATTGGATCAATAGAACCAACGACATTCATTTGGCATGTCCACCCAAGTTGGTCCTTATATAAAGCGATCCCCTTCAACATCTCATCAATGTTGGCCCAAGGTGTGATATAAAAACGGTTGTATAAAAACACCTTATCACCAACATTCAACTTTGAAGTATCAGCAACTTTAAAAGTATATGCACCTTTAACAAAATCTTCAGTTACCGTAACGCTAGTCATCTGTTTTGGCGCAATTCCAAGTGTAGTTCCTTTTAAAACTGCACCGTTTCCGTTGACAGTACATGATTTATTTAAAATTACTGTCTCGGATAAAATATACTCTTTTCCTGCTCGCAAATTGATAGCAGAAGGGTTATTATCCCTAAGCCGTTTAAACGAAGCCGTATCATCTATATCACTGCTTAATTTATAAAAATCAGGAAAGCTTTTAGGGTCTAATAAATCGTTAATCTCTTGTTGGTTTTTGCCACTAGCATCGGCTATCAGTTCTGCTAACCACCCTCTTTCGACCACAATAGTTTCTAATCTATTCGTAAGATCTTTGGCAAAAGCGTCAATTTGATCTAAAGCTAGTCCCTGATCTCGAATTTGCTCTTGTAAAGCTAAATCAAGTAATTCAAGGGCTTTTTCACGAGAAAGTCTTTCAAACCCTAACGAATGCGCCCATTCTTGCAAAATGGCGGTTAGCTTATCTAAGGAACGTTCAATAGCATCAGGATAGAAATTATCATAATTCGTTATGTCTAATTGCTGATCAACAGGTGTTTCCCCTGCAATATAAAATTCAAATCCTACTTCAGGGGCTGTTAAAAGGTAATATACCCGCCTAAGTTGTCAGGGTTAATCGTTACGGAATAAAGACTCTCATCAATATTTTCAAAGTCAGCGCCCACTTGGTGCTTAACTGAAACACCGTTAGCGTCCTCTTGATCGAAAACCCGGAAGGTAAAATCAAAGCGTGTATTAATACCATTGCCTTCATACAAAGGACTAAGCCGCTCAGAAATAGAAACAGTCATAAAAACACCAATAAAAAAGGCCGTATTCTCTACAGCCAATTTTAGGTAAGCTCACAAATAAATAGTTGGTTGCTAGTCTTGTGCTGTCAACAGGTGCTTTTCATTAATTGATTTTAAAAGCCATTCGACAAATTCATGGGGATTTTCGATACTTGGGCTTTCTAATGGGTCTATAACTAGAAAATAATCATCAATGTAATATTGACTACCACTTTGCGAAAAATAAGGAAGTACTTGCCTGTGTATTTTTTCAGATAAGAATATTTCTACTTTTCTTGCATTGGTTTCGTTTTCTAATTTTTTATAATCATCGTTATTTAAAAATTCATTATATAACTTTTCAATTTTACTTTTTGCGACATTAAAGCTCCTACATTAGTTGTGTTAATAAAAAACCAGTTTTAGATACAAAATCTTCAACTGACAAGACAAATAATAACAAAATAAATACTCTTGTCAGTTGACATTTTGTAAAATTTAAAATGCTAAATCTAATGCTTCTTCTTCGGTATCAGCAAATCCGACCACTTCTTGCCCTAAGTTTTGAACACCTTCCCATAATAATTGATTGCTTGAAGCATCGTATTTGTAACTTTCAGCACCTACGAGCATTTCTTTATCGCTTTTTATAACGATAAATTCTTTACCTCCTTGACGAACGTTGCCTTTACCTAAATAGAAACCGTGACCTAACTTTTTAATGACTAAATATCTCATGCGAAAAACTCCGTAATTTGGTTAGATATTGAACTAACAAAATTACGGAGTCAACTATAATTTTTAGGCAAACTGTTGTTATTTAATGGAAAATGACACTTGATAATTTCTTATCATTCTGGTGCATGCTTTCCTGTTATCGTACCACGTGTTGCATCGTAAATACTGTCGGGTGCATCTTTCTTGCCTTGAGCTACATCAAGCCAATAACCAGAAGGTTTACCAAGTACAGCAAACGGAATGCCCGTAACGAGGGTTGCAGTGTTCAACATGTCTTTGGCTGCTTTACCTTGGTTTACTTCTTTATCTTCATCCAAAGCGCGTTTTGCATGTTGGATTAATGAAAGCCCGCTTTCGCCCATGCTAAACACTGGTGAAGCTGTGTAGCGGTCGTTCACAATGGTATCGTCCGTATTGCTAATTGCAGCATTTACCACATTACCTGCATACGGTACAAAAGCCGCCAACATTTTTAATTGTGAAAGCGCAAGTTTTGCAGATAAGTCATCCCATTTATTATCGTCATCGTCCTCATCTTTTAGACCGCCCGCGAAGATAACCCCAAGCAATTCAGACAGCATCGATGGAATGGAGATCATCATTAAAGCCACATACGCCAAGCGTGGCGATGCTTGCACCCACGAGCCGTTGCTTGCTTCTAACGCTAACTTAGCTTCTGACATTGATGTGTTCCAAACCATATTGAACCAGTTGTAAAACATCAAAAACATTCGTTTAGCAGGTGTACCACGTTCAAGATTTGAAATACCTTCTGGTGACATATCTGTCATGTATTGTCGAATAACCGCATCCGCTGCATGCACTGCTTCATATTGAGTCATGCCTTGTTCTGTGTAATGGTTGAATGCAGCTTGCCAAGAAATCATTTCCATTGGTCTTTGTATTGTTGTCTGCAATACATACGCGTGCTTCATGGTGAAATCTTTCACTGTTTGAATTGCGCCTTTTGAAAAACAATCTCATCCACCGCATAACGGTATTCATCCGCTGCACGGTCGAAACGGGTTTTCATGAAGTCTGACATTTCCATAATGTTATTTGCCATGTCTTCACGGGTAGCAACTGAAGCAAAATAATGGGCCTGAGCTTTTAGCAATTGTTTCAGCGGTACTGCAACAGCAACTTGTGTAAAACCTGTGAACTGCTCAACAGCATTTTTTAAGTTGCCCGCCATAATCGCAATCCCAGTATTGCGGCGAAGTGTGCGGAAAATATTATCGAGTAAACTAACGCCTGAGCTTTCATCAACGGTCTGATTTGCGATTGCTTTCAACCAAGGGTTAAAGACTTGTTTAACCCCAAATGGCAATACGCGCTCAATCTCATTTCTAAAATCTTTGTTCAGCAATAAACGTCCGATTTGTCGAATCTGTAATTCAAGATGGATATAGCGTAATTCTTTATCAAGATGACTTGGTAAGCGAGACATATCAAGCTCAAGCTGATCGTGGTAACGATCTGCACGTGACTTGGTAAAGTTCGCGCCAGTTGTTGCGATATCTAATGCAGCTAAGTTGTTTTCAGCTAAGTTTTTATCTTGAATGCGGTCTTGCTCGTTTGAGCGAATACGGTCATAAGCAGCAGGCACATATCCGCCTTCATATTCACCAAATGGCGTACTAATAGGTGAACGTGGTAATTCGTCAAAATAGCGACCATTAATTTTTTTATGAGTGATTTGCGCTTGCTCTTTATATTTATCAAAAAGATTCCAAAGCTTTTGGATGTTATCCATATCCTTTTTGGTAATCACACCCTCTTTAACCATCCGGCTAAAGAATTGATCCCATGCGCTGAAATCGACCGAACCATCTTCTAAACGCGCACCCCAACCATAACCTAAAACAAGACGCTCTTTGTTGCTTAAATTACCTGTATGCAAAATCGCATGGAGCAAAGATTGCTTGCCCACGAAAGTAAAGTTATTAAGTTCAGGTGCAGCAATTTTTGAATTATCGAGTTTGCCAAATCCTTCAAAAATATCGACCACGTCTTTAAGCATCTTGGCTTTCTCAATACGATATTTAGCCAAGGCATCTTGCATAGGATTAATTAGGTATGTACGGAATTTGCCACTTGCGCCGCCGTCTAACCAAGTTACTACTTGGTCGACACGTTTTGCGGAAGCGCCTAACTCCATGAACTTAGCTTTAAGTTCTGCGGTCTTATCTCTACCCAATAAAGTTTGCTGAATCTTCTCAACGCTTTTCTTACCGCCTGTTTGCTGAATTAGTTCTTCACGAACCTGTTCACGCTCAAAGGCTTCATTGGTTATATGCCAAATCTTATTTTCTTTAGATCGATGCCAAAGTGTTTCGACCGCAGCCATAACTGCATTGAACTGTTCAAGCGTTAATTCGCGATAGTTTTTGTTTTCAGGCAATGCGCCTATGTTCTGTATTTCGGCATATGTGGTCGGGTCATATTTACGAATCAATTCTAGTTGATGCTCGTAATTTGTAGATTCGCGGCCAAGATCATATTTGCCCAAAATGCCGCGGGCAGCGGTCACAAAATCAAAGTCACGGTTTTTAGATAACTTCTCGTTATTTCCAAAAACCTTTTGACTAAATCAAGGTGTTTTTGAATCTGGTCTTTTGCATCGTAACTGTATTTGGTTGCATAGAACTGAACCAATTGATTGCGCTTATGGCGTGCAGCTTCTACCGTCTCCCCCTTTCTAAATGCTTCATTTGCCATGCGCCCTAAACGAGCATCATCTTGCGCCCGAACATGTGGTCGAATATCTTTAATTTTTGGCGCTGTACAATGTCTTGAGCAACTGTCTTTGCGGCTTCATTCAAAGCAGACTTGCGGCCAAGTAAACCGTTTAGTGCAGCCATTTCAGCGGAAAGCATACGCGCACGAACATCATTGTGTAATGCGGCTTCGACTGCTTCTACAATGCTTTGCTGATCGAAAAATTCAGAATATTGTACAGCCATACGCGCATCGGTAAGCTCATCAATTTTTGCTTAGGACTCGGTGAATTAAGCAAATCTCGAATCAATGCATCGCCGCTTTCATATCCGAACATTTCAGCAACTACGTCTGGGTTTTCCCCACCGCGCTGTGCAAAACCATAAGCGCCTTTAGAAATGCTTTGGTAAATATCGCTGTCTCGTCCGTACTTGGCTTCAATCCAGTCTAGTGACAACTTGCCTTTGGTTGTGCGGCCTTCTGCATAGCGTTGCAGCAAATCCATGTCCTGTGAATAATCTAACAACTCAGGATCGACTTGATTTGAATATTGATTAACGCCGCGCAACTGTTCCGCAAATTTATCTTCAAGTTCACGGGTATCAAATTTGCCGTGTTCATCTAAAGTTAAATACCCTTCTTCACTAAGCTTCTCAGCCATCGATTCAATTGACAGGCCTTTTACTTTTGACTTTGAAGAACGTACGACAGGTTTATTTCCAACGCCTGATTTGGTTTTAGCTGCTTCATCAATGCCCCAAGTGCTTTCTACTTCATTGGCATCAAGCCCGCCGAATTTAGCAATCGCTTCAAATAGATTGTCGCGTTCAGGTTCAACCTTGGTTAAGTCTCGCTTAGCAACTTGGTCAAGCGGTTGACGTAGAAATGCCATAGCCTGATATACAGGTTCTTGTGCTATTTCTTTTGCCATATCTTCGCGAACGGCAGCGCGCTTTTTATCAGCTTCTTTTGCAATGTTTTCAGATACTTAGACTTCTGCTTTTGGTACCAAATCATATTGCGCAGGGATTTCTGCTCTAAGGTATTTATAGATAATTCTGTAGCAATTTCATGATCTTGACGCATTTTGTCATAATCTTTTGGCGAAATACCAAGGCGCATTGCATCATCTTGATGAATTAGCATTTCAAGATTTGATGCAGCTTGTGCTTCAGCAATTGCACTTGATGATGCAAGCATACGGTCCATTACGCCTGTGATATCAGCGTTCAATTCTGCACGGTCGTTGATGCCCATAAACTTTTCAATGTTCCGGTACACAGCAATCATGAATTGTCTGAAACGGTTGAAAACTTGCTTTAATGCCGCGCTCGGTGCTTTACCCGTAAAAACATACTGTTCAAAAGTTTCTGCAAATTTTTCGTGTACTTCTGTTTTTTCTGCATCAGTGAAAAAGTCCCATTCACCCAGATCAGTTGTTTCTGGTGAAGCCCACTTCATTACCGTTTCCATGTCCGAGCGGACTTGTGCGGGCGCATCAGGACTTAGGGCGAGTTGCATATTCATTTCTAAGAAATGATGCCCAAGTTCATGCACGAAAGTAGAGAAGTCAGCATTTTTGCTTAGAACAATTGTTGAACCATCTTGACCAATTGTGAAAGTAATTGACCCGCGTGTACCGCCGTTCGCTTGATTATATTTACGACCATTTGGTGAACGGTACATACTTTCAGAAATTTCATAATCTTTATTGCGGCCTTTATTCTCAACAAAGCCGAGTTTTTTATAAAAGCTTGTAAGTCTGCTTTTGTTGCCGCCGAAATCAGAACTTGGAGTAAGTGCGATTGTTTTATTTTGCGAGTCAGCATATCTAATAATATCCTGCATTGCTTTAGTGCCATTGCCTTGATTGCGCATAGCTTCAGGCACAACAATTTTATGCAATGAAAGAACATTACTTGATGGGCTACCTTTTAGACCTAATTCAATTCCATATTGTTTTTGAATGCTCTTAGCAAATTCATCTACTGAGATTGTTTGTTCAGGTGTAGCACTTTGATTAAACAATGTGCCCTTATCTGTTGTCGGCTCATCAGCAATACGAATTGGGTAACGGTCAAAAGCTTCTTTTGCTGAAATCCCAAGTTTATCGCCTAACGTTGAGTAGAAAGCTGAAGTTAATTCACCCGCTGCACGATTGTATTTAGCCGTAAATGTTCCGACTTTAGCCAATTGGTTTTGTACTTCAGTTGCAACCAACTCTTTTGCATCTTCAGCACTTTCAAAACGGGCTTGCTCAGCCATATATGTATTGGCTTCTTGCTGCATTTGTTCCGTTGTTTTTGCAAGGTTCTCTTGGGCTTCGCGATAAGTTGGCATGTCCGGGCTTGAACGAACGTTCTCAACAAAATCTGTTGGACGCTCAACAACCGACATTGCAGAAACAAATTCATTTACTGGTATCTGCACAGTGCCGTTAAATGTTTCCGCTGTGCCCAACTGATCTTGAAGACTTGGCGCACGTTCAAATAAATCGGTTGGCTCAATATTACGGTCACGTAATAACTGGTTGAAAGTCTGACCATCTATATAAACTTCTTCAACCGCGCCGTGTTCTTCAACAGCCTGTTTGATAAATGCTTGGCTTGCAGAGTCATCACGTTGTGCTGTCTTGCTTTCTTTGTTGCGGTCAATAAGGTTGTTAAGTACAGCTGCAAACGTACTTGAACGAACAGCATCTTGCTGTTGATCTTGTCGCAATTGGTCTAATGCAAATTGTGCTGTACGTTGGTTTTTAACTTTGGCCGCAGATGTAATTGCTACTTCAGGCGCAGCGGTTGCAACTTCTAACAAACCTTCTAAAGCCATTTCGACTGGATCGGCTTTTTCACCAACAGCATCAGCCGCACCTTTTACGGAATACATGCCCGCAGCGGATTGAATGACAGCCTGTCCTCCGACCGTACGCAAAGGGCCACCAAAAGTTACGGGCATTAATGCACCGCCCAACGCTGAGTATTTGGCTGAACCCCATGTCTTTGCAGCTGCATAATCAATCTGTTCTTGGCGGGTTAAAAACTTTTCACGGGCTTCTGCCATGTTCTGCCCATATGACACCAGAGCATCGGCCGTGCCTGCACCTAATGCGCCTTGTGCCGCATTACCTGCGGTTGTTACTCCGCGTACTAACTTAGCCGCCTTTTCTAAGTTCATTACCAAAGGGGCATATTTAGCGGTATTTCGGATAAGTGAATTTGTTAAAACTCCACCTGCCCCCGCGCCTGCATAATATCCAACTAATGCGGGGGTGCTTGTTCAATTAAAAACTCACCCACTAAACCTGCATCAGCATTGCTAACCAGTTCTTGTGCCGCACCCAATACACCTGCATCATTTGTCTGTGCTGCAAGTTGTGCTTGGTAAAGCGCTTGCGTCATTTCTTGTGATGGGGCAGCTTTATTTTTAACACGTGTTGCCAAGTTAAGAAGGCTATCGTTTCCTGTTGTCGCGCTAAATACTGCGCCTTCTGTCTGACCAATAGCCGCAACAGCACGAATAGCTGCATTTACATATCGATTGCCTTGTTCTTGTGGACTGGTAGGTTCAGCAGTCGCCGTGTGCTCCATCCAATAGACTTGGTTTTCATAGTATTTTTAAACCGTTCGGCAGACATTACGCCTGCTGTTTTCTTGATGCGGTCGTAATGCTCTTTGAAAACTTGGTCTGATGTTTGGGGCACTAAAGATGTACTTAGCGTATCCAATAAATTAGGGTTTACATTCGGCTTGACCTGCTTTTGAGGGTCTTCGTAAATACCTAGTTCTTTCAGTCTCTTTTTTTGTTCTGGTGATGTTCCTTTAGACAAAACATTTTGTATGTCTTGGTATGAAACAGGTTCGTACGATTTATTCAAACTAGAACCCAATAACGATACTTTATCGCTAATGTCTTTTAAATTTTCAAAGTCATCAAGTGAAACAGCGGCTTGATTTGGGTTAAGTGCGTATTTGCCCAATACAGGGTCACTTGCAACCACTTCATTGACGCGCTTTTGAGTGTTTACCTCATCCGCAACAGAAACGATCTGTTCAGGCGTTTCTGTCATCTTGTTATAGTCTAAGCCCAACGAACGTGCAGCCTTACGCGCACGGGCTTCTGTATCCGCAATTTGCGTTGGGTTCTTGCCTTGGTTTAATTCGAATAATTGACCAATTGTCAGATTTGTATTTTGATCAGACATAATAAAAGCACTTAAGACTACGGTTATTTGTAATCTTAAATGCTGTTATTGGTTAGACTGCCTTTTGCTGTTGACAGCTTAAATCAGATGTAAATTGAACTTTTACTTTTTGGTTCGATTTGACGGGTGTTTGAAATATCAATCGCACGTTTTACAGCATTTCTTTTAACAGTATTTCTGTATTCGATAATTTCACCGTTAACAATTTGTCTGATTTCATCATCTGTTTTATCTTCATTTTTTGGTAATGAGTTTTGAAAATTAACCATTGATTCATAAACAAGACCCTCTTTATCAACACAACTACTTAAAGAAGCTGAAGCGATTTCTTCTGCGGAACTTGATGTTTGAGAATAACTATCTACAGCTTCATTTATGCAAAGTTGCCAGAGTTTAGAGGCGCTCGCAAACACTTCGAAAGCACCTTTAACATCCCTCGCGTTTGCATTAAAGGCGCAAATAGCAATTAAAATTAAAACTCCGATTTTACTTTTCACTAGAAACCCCTTCTCATTATTGAATAATAAGCATTGATATATTCCGCATCTGTCACGTTATTTGGATTTCTACCCTGCTTTTTAAATATGTTATCAATTTTTGTTTTCATTGAGTCAGTTATATCGCCCTTACTCTTAACTTGAGAATAAACACGGTTATATTCAACTTTATCATCAAAGAAAGGTCGTGAAGTAGTAACTTTGACTTGATTGTTTATGTTTTTCAAAACAACTCGGTTTACTTGTTCCCAAGTTAAATTTCCACCGTTTTTTGCTTCAGCTTCTTTTAACGTCTGCATTAAATCTGTTTTAACAGCATTGTAGTGCTCAAGCTGCTTTTTATCAGTAGTGCTTGTTATCCCAATGATATTTAGATACGGCTTGACTGCCAAAGCCACAGTATTATTGTCAAGAATGAATGTCTTTTTCTCATTTTTAGAGCCTTTAAGAGCATTCACATTCGCATACATTTTAGTGGCTTCTTCATAATCTTTTGGCGACAACTTATCAGCAAATTGATGTAGAACAGATTGTGGTTTGCCTTTGAAAAGTTCCTCTTGATTAAGGGTAATCATACTTAGGGTAATAGGGTCAGTTTTGATATCCTTGTCGTATGTACCTTTACTCACCGCTTTCAAACTATTAATTTGACTTGGTTCTAAAACCGTAATACTACCTGCAGGGATTTGTTCAAAAGTGAATTTACCTGCAATTATGCCATTAAAAAGATTACTATACTCTTGATCTTGTTTATCTTTTTTAATTTTATCTTGCCCATTGTAGTATCTATCAGTAAGGGAAAGTGCTTTCTGTTTTACATCAACAGGAACGTTACTGTTCCAAAGCTCTTCATAGGCTTGTTCGCGTGTCTTAGCAGGTTTTTTTGCATAATCACCAAAATCTTGAGATAACCATTTATCCATGCGCTCTAAATACGCGCGACCTCTAGGTCCTTTAGGTTGTCCCCCTGCTAATACTCTTCTTGCGTCTTCATCCCCACCATGATAGTAAGCAGCAATAACCATTGGGTCTTTTGTTTTATATTTTTTACTAATGTCTGAAATAAAATCGAAAGCAGCGTCAATAGTATCGGCAGGGTTGTTAATATCCCTTTGACCGCCTTTACTGTACTGTTTCCATGTATCAGGTATAAACTGCATAACAGATTTAGCACCCTTTTCAGAAATGGCACTATTATTAGATTTTTCACCAGCCAATCTTAGTCCTAAAATTAAAGGCGCTGCCCATTCCATGCCTTTTTCTTTTGCAGCATGCACAGTGTAAACATCCAAACGTTGATCATTGTATTTGATGTTTTTCATTTGTTCAGGCGTCAATGATTTTAACTCTTTTGCAATTGCGGCCGATGCCTGTGGCGGTGCATTTAATGCAGGATTACTAAATTCTTGGGTTCCAGTAGTTATTTTGTTGACTAACATTTCAACTTGCTGTTCTTCAAGTTTTTCGTGAATTTTCTTGTTAATCACATAGTCATCAGCAAGTGATATCTCATTACCATATTTATTCTTATAAGTTACTGCTGCTTTTAATTCGCCATTTTGAATAAAGGCGTTTAGGTTGTTTAAATGCGCAGATGAAATTGCCTTTAGGTACATGTTTTCAGCTTCTGTAGCTGATTTACCATTGAGTGACATTAGTTTGCCAAGTGAAGCTTTTAGATTTTCACGGCTTTCGTCAATCTTAGTGAAGTCGGCAGGATTTTCATTTATTTCACGGATAAAACGTTCTGCAGAAGATGAGTAAACACTTTGCTGATAAACATCATTTTCACGTACGAAGTAATTTTGCAAAGTACCTTTAAATTGAAGCGCATCGCGTGCAGCAATTTGCTGAAACATCGTACGCTGACGGCTATTGCTTAATTTATTAGCAATTTCACCAACCCCGTTTTGATATGCACGAGAATAGTAATCAACGAAGTTACCTCCTTCCCCGTCATCAAAACCGACCACGTCTGCGCCTTTTTTCTTGATGTAGCCATCGGTATCGTTGTTTTCAAGATGCAAACGCAACTCGGCAAGTTTGTTTTGCGCGTCAATCACGCGCACACGGTCGTTCTCATCTTGTATTTCTTTATATTTATTGGCGACCGTATTAGCTAGATTGGCAAAACCATCTATTTTATTGCCGACCATATCCACTGCTTGACCAGGTGTAACCCCACCGCTGATTTGTACGTTAGGCATGTCGGCTTCAGCGACTTGAGAGTTAAACTGTGGTATACGCATTTAAGCAGCCCCCATCCAATTCCAGTTGTAGTTTTGCCAAGATGCCCCTTGTTCTTTACCGTAAAGAGACATTGAAAAATTGCTATTCGCGTTATACGAACCGTTTACAGATTGTGTCATTGTTAGAGACTCGCCGCCTTGCATTGGACTTCCTCCGCCGCCGCCACCCATCATTGAAGATGCAAATTGGTCTATTGCTGCAAGTTCAGCATTTAGGCGCGGACGCACTGATTTGGCTTGTGCCAGAAGAGAGTTTTTCTGGTTGATGAAATTGGTTTCTTGAACACGATGACCCCAAGACTTCATGGCGGCATTGTACTTCAAGGTATCAATATCGTTTTGGGCCATCATTTCAGTTGAAGCTAAAATATCAATCGCTGAACCTTGTGTAACATCAATGCCGTTTTCAGCAAGCGCATTGATTTGGCTTGACTTGAAGCCTGAAAGATTACGCTGATAATCCGTAACACTGTTGCGCCCGTCATCAATAGCATCGCGCGCTTGTATATCTGCAAGAGTTGCATTTTCACCTGCAATATCCGCTTGCTGTTCTAAGGACTGTTTAAGCGCTTTTAATTTTAAATATGTTGTAGTACCTTTAACGGCAGTAGTAGCAATTGCTTGGTACAGATTGCCACCGCCCATTTGGCCGCCGCCACCTCCACCGCCCATCATGCAGCCACCATACTAAACGGATAAAATAATTCGCCGTTTATCCCATGCACTTCTGGAGCATCTAATTTAAAACCTAAGTGTTTTAGAAAACGAATTGCTGCATCGTTTTTGATGTAAACATGGTTTCGAAGTAGGTCATGATCTAAAAGCATTTCTTTTAGAATATTGTGTGTCTGCTTAATAAATTCGATTGGGTACTTGCTAATGTACGTGGTACCAAGCAACCACGGGCACCCTACTTTACCAATTAGGCTTGTAATGCCCACACCACAAATAAATAGCAGTTTGCCGTTAACAACGACTGCCCACGAATCGCGGGAACCTTTAACACATGTTTTCACAATCCATTGATAGTTATCACTGAAATAGGCTTTTAGTTCTTCTTGATCCGCAGGTCGTAGATTTTCAACAAGAATACGAATATCGCGCTCTGTCGGCTTGCGAATCTCAATATTATTTCGTCTCATGTCATTTCTACCTCTAGGGCCAATAGCTTCATAGGTAAAGGTTTATCATGTTTTACAGTAATTTGAATGTCTCTTTCGTAAGTGCTGTCAACTGGTACTTCTACCAAACCTGAATACAATTTAAGAGGGCTGCCATAGCGTTCGTTGCTACGCGGTTTAAACTCATCGATTGGCGTACGGTCTTCAATATCTTGGTTAGCACCGACCAAAATATTTTGAGAATCCAAAACACGTAAAAATGCTTTATTCACCACTTTAGGTTTAACAGGGCTTCTTTGCTCTTGAAAAATTGGCAATGTTTGCATTTCTGCTTCATACCCTAAGCCCACCCAAATATTTGACAATTCACGGGGTAATTTGATTGTGCCGTTTTCAACTTTAACATTTGGCTTAACTCCACCATCAGCAAATACAGATACCGTTTGACCTTCCAACCAATCTAAGCCGGTTAAAGTTGATGTGGGGTTGCCCTTATATTGAATGCTACTGTCTAGGTAACACTTATCTTGCATATCTAGCGGCTGCCTTGTAAGCATTCGCTCAATTGTGTAAAAGCCGTTTCGTTCTACAAATGCATATAAAACAGATTGGTTATCTTCAGGTATTTCTGCTAATGAAAGAAATTTACCGTCAGTATGATGTTCCGCCCAAGCCCAAACCTGTTGCTGTGGCTCATATGTTAGCGAAAGCAAGACACCGTCATCACGAACAAAATATATAATATTCAAAGGGTTGCGTAGCAATGCACAATCTACAATTTTATGCCCATCAAAGAGATGCGGGCACATTATTGATAAATCGATCGTTTGATAAAACGAAGCGTTATAACCACTTGCTAATGACACTTCATGTACATGCCCTGTCTGATCAGAAGCAAATACAGCAGCACCGTCAACTTCAACAGGTGTTACGTCATTCGCACCTGTACTGTATTGCTTATTCACATTAACACTTGCAGCTGTTACAGCCCCATCAGCTGACATTTTCCAAAGTGCGCCACTTGTTAGAATGAGTAAGTCACTCATTGGCACAAGATGACGAACGCCGTTACCGTCTCGTGCAGCAAAGCGGATTTGGATAGAATCAGTATCTTGTAAAGGAATGTGATACCCAAAATTATCATCTGTTGCTGTACGTGACATTCGTAGCCATTGAGGGGATTTATAACCACCGCCGTAAACTTTTCGCTGACCGTGATATGCAACAGCCATTGGGTAAAACTCGAAAGGATTGCGGATTAAAGGCGGTGTAATTGCGCCGTTAGTTTCGATGTAATCATCAGTAAAACTTAATTCTGTTGTTTCCCCAATGTAACTAGCCAAACCTGATCGCAACTTGAATACGTTGTAACGGGTCGCTCCCGGCACTGCATCCCAAGTCAGAATATTTTCATTGCCCGATAAAGTTAAGTCATTTTTTAGAACAGGTGATTTTGCTGAAGCTTGAGATTCATTTTCATCGTTTACGGCAGTAACCTGATATACATATTCACGTTCAATGTAGCCGTTTTCATTTACCTTTTAACGGTACCATTCAAGTTTTGCGGTTGAGCCAAACCATACCCGACCGTGACTATCTCAGTCGTCCATTCAGTTGCGCCCTTACGTATGATTTTACGTGGTGGGTAGTCTGGATGTGTGATTGTGATAACATCCGCAGATTGTGCATAACGGAGTTGCATTAAATGTTGCTCAGCATACGGCAATGTTACTTCTAATGGTTGATCGTTATCGTCTAAAAGCATCCCGCCATCAGCAAAGAAATTTACAGCACCAGCACGGATTGCCAAAACAACAGCTTGTTCTTCACTAAAGACAAAACGAATTAAACGCATTTTGCCCATTGATTTCGGGTAATGATGTACGTAGCGGAAGCCTGCACGATAAACAACCCCGCCAAACAGTTCGACATAAAAGTTTTTGCATTTAGCTACACCAGTTTGGTATTTCGCCTGATCAATGCGGCCAAACATCTCATGAGAAATTACGCCACCATTAAACGAATATTGCATTTATCGCGCCTCAAACATTGAGCCTGTATGTTCAGGCCGTGCTTCAATCCGATGTTGTTGCAGATCAATGAAAATTGCTTTGTTCTTTTCAATTTCATAAAGCTGCATCATGGAGATTTGTTTTTGCTCGTTCTGCGTCAAAGGACCTGCTATTCGTGCGGCCAACAAATAAGATAGAGCAGTCTTGAAAGAATCGGGCATTAACGCCAAGTCTTTCACATCGTGAACATAGCGTAAGATTGGTGCGGTATCTTCTGTGAATAGAAGATTGCCTTCTACATAGAATCGGCTGCCTGATTCAAGCTGAAATATACGGACCTTATCACTTGGCAAAACATACGCCGTGCCAAACTCATACCCTGCATCTACATTCAAGCGAACGCGCTTAACGGCAAACGTCCATTGATGCTCATTATCCAATAGCTCACGACGACAAATCGGATAAAACGTATTACACAACCTTGCGTGTTTTGTCGGTTCGGTTAGTTCATTTACAACATAGCCCTGCGCGAGATGCGACAGTGCTAAATTGCAAAGATCAACAATTGATCTCATAGGCTTTACCCTGTTTAGAACTGTTTATCTAAATCAGCTTGATAAAGTTTTTCCTTCAACAAGTATCCTTCTAACTGCCAAATTTTTTCACGGGCGTTTTTATACGCTACTTCTTGGCCGATGAACGGATCAAAGTTTTCAGGGGCTACACATGCGCTTTCACCAGTAACGGTAAAGCCATTCTCTATAACGATTGTGCAAAGGTTAAACAGCGCAATGCTTGGTAGGTCTTTTCATCCATAGCTTGTTTAGGATCAACATTTGCTAGTGGTGAATGGTAGTAAACATTCTTGATTTTTGAATCAAGCTGATCAGGGGTTATGCGCGGGGCATTTAGTCCTTTTGCTTGAATCTGTTTTTCGATTTGTTCTTCAGACATTTTTATGAACCTTTAGCTACGTTTGCTTTGTGGTAAAAGCCCGTACTAATACGGGCTTTTTTAATTATTCAGCTGTTAAAAGCTCAATGATTTGTGCTTTGGTTTCAGCCCCTGATAACTGAATGCCTTTTTCAACGGCAATTTGAGTTAGCGCTTCCTTATTCATTGATGAAAAAGGATTTTTAGATTCAGGCTGTTTAGGCTCAACATCATCAAACCAAAGTGCAGTTTCTTCTTCTGGAACAGAAAAAACTTCGCCTTCTTGAATTAATCGATCGTTATAGAACCCTTTTTGATTCGCTCGAACTTGCTTATATTCCATGATTAAGCCCCTGCATAAACAGGATAAGCAGCGTTAACATCACGACTATCAGAAATGTGTGAAAACACAGTTCCCGCCGTGAATGGCCCACTACCAACCGAATAGTTCAAACGCACGTAACGCTTAGGTTTTACAGGTAGTACCACTTCACCAATAACACCTGAATTAAGTTCAGCGCCTGTATAAGCACGAGAAGTTTCGATAGTTTCCCAAGAAACGTTGTCACTAGATTGTTGAAGCTGCACAGTAATGGTTGCCGTAGTTGGAGCTAGGTTTTTACCACGTACTAGAACAGGTAAACGGTTTACACTTGTCGAAGCCTTCTGCAAATCAAGTGTGTCTGTAGATGTCGCTGTAGCAGTAATTGCCTGATCTAGCGACATCACTAATAATTTATCAATAAGCATAGCTAAACTACTCCTTAAACCACACGAGATTCAGTGTTTAGAATCGCGTCAACGCGACGAATAGGCATGCCGTCGAACTTAGTAACGCTACGTCCGCCCTGTTCTTCTACAGTGATACGCACGTTTTTGTTGTTAACACTTTGACGACGCAGGAAAGATGAGATAGTGCGGTTGGCGTAAATGGCAACGCGACCACTTGTTTTTCGCGGCAACAATTCAGCAGCTTGGGCCAATAAGTCAAACAAATCGGCACCTGCGCTCGCATCTTTCGTAAGAGCAGCAACATCAATGTTTGCAATACGAACTACAGCGCGCCAATCACGAACTGTGACACCCGCATTCCAGACGAAATGTGTACGTAGAACTTGATGCATTAACCCGTTTTGATCTTTATCTGTTACTTCACCAAGGTTACGGATTTGTAAACCTGCTTTGGTTCCTTTCGGATAAATTCCGTGAACGGTATCTTTATGCCAAACAACAAACCAAATTGAAGTATTGTTGTTACCTGTACCGCCCGCATCTAAAATATTTCGCTTATTCGCGGGATTTGTTTGAGAAATATCATTGAAACGAGGTGCAAAACCAGTAAATGCAGCAGGAGTATCACGAGCATTACCATAAATTAGGGTTTCACCCATTGTTTGTGACATACCTTCCACAAAAGCTGCATCTTCGCTTGCACGCCATTCCTGCGGATTTTGTTCCATATCGTAAAGTTGCTTATCAACTTCGGAATATGATTCAAGCAAACCGCATGTATCACGAATTGCTGCGGTAGCTGCTTTTTCAGCAGGTACGCCATAATTCAGTAAACGCCAAGCGCCTTTTGGTAAACCTGTGCGGACTGTTGTTTTATGACCAGTCCCGTCATTTGCTTCCACCCAAACCATATCATCAAGTAATTCGTTACTTGCGCTAAGGATTTCAATTACTGCACTTTCGGGCGTTTGTCCGTAGCGTGCAGCTAAATCCATTAAGGTTGGTTGTAATTGTGCGATTACAGACATGTTCAGCCCTCTGTTAGTTAATTATCGCCATACCAAAGTTTTCCCAGACTGGTATTTGCATTATTTGTCCCGCGACCATGTGTCATATTGTCTGGTTCCAACAATTTGCCTACTTCGGTCATAAAGCCAATTACTGCAGGATGGTTACCAAGTCCGCTCATATAGAGAATCTTAGAGATTTCATCGCCCCGTGGTAAGCTGAAGGCGCGTTGCGCTGTCAACAGGTTTTTTTCAAGGTTTTCACCGCCGTACTCCTTATCGGCCTTAGCTGCATCAAGCCATGAAAGAATCGTTTTTGCTGCTCTTGTATTTGGCGTTGCTGCATTTGAACGCCTAAATCCACAAGCTTTTGCACAGCTTCTTGTGGCATTTTGAACTGTTGCCCTAACTCTTGAAGAACTTTTGAATCATCAGGATTCATTGAGTAGCCTTCAGGCATTGTGAATTCAGTGTATTGAATCGGTTGTTCAGCAGGTGGCTGTTCACCCCCTAAAAGAACTTCAGACTTGGTTTCAGTGGTTTCAACATTTTCTGTGGTCGTGGTTGTAGTAGGTGTTGTTTCAACCTGAGTTGTAGCAGGATTGGCCCCACCTGTTTCAGTGGTAGTTGCAGCAGGTGCATCAGTAGTGGTAGCAGTAGTTGCTGCATCAGTTGCTGTCGTAGTTGTTGTCACTTCGCTCATGGTTCACCTTTTGTTCAGTCTTTTTAAAATGGTCTCTTAGCATGTCTAGCCATGCGTTGGAATCTACCTGTGTAATCTCGCCAATGATGTAAACGCCAAACTCTCGGCGCCCCTCCATAAATGCAAAATCACTCATATGTGCGCCTGTGCCATAGGTTGGCTGTAGATAGTTCGATCTATTAATCAGGCGCATTAGAAAACGTTTACCGTGTTCCGTTTCCAAGATTGAGCGCAGGTCATTTAGTTCCTGGTCACGCTCGCTCTTATAATCTTTAGCTTTGGTTTCTAGGTCGCTCATGCCGCACCACCTTGCAAGAACAAGTCAGATACAGTTTCAACGTCAGTATCACTAACCGTTTTCACTGTATTGGCATTTGTGTTTTGAGTTTGGGCTTGTTGAGCTTCTAAAGCTTGCTGTTGTGCAATTTGCTGTTGTGCTGCACGGTCGCTACGGATTTGGTCAATGATTCGTTTTGGTCTGAATACATTAGGCGATACACCGTTAATATCCATGTACTCATCGATAAATTTATCTGTATCGAATTTATCTAGCACTTGCGGGTCAATCTGTGCGACTTGTCCAACCATCGCTAAGGCACGCTCAAGAACGGCAGAACCTGAAGCTTTTTGCGCAAGGGCAAGAATCGATACGAAATTGATTTCAACATCGGCGTTTTGAATAGCTTCAGGTGCAATTTGTTGAAGGTACTTATTGTGTGAAAGCACGCGTTGCACACAGATTTCAACAAGTGGACGTAATAATTCATCGATCTGACGTTCAACAACCGGACCAAGCATGAGCATCTTTTCAGATTTACGCTCGTACACTTCGGTAGCGGTCATTTTTCCTTTGTCAAAAGCATCGAGCATCAAGAACAAATCAGTATGAAATGCACGCTTAACACGCTCTTGGCATTGTGCAATCTGTGCCATAACGCCGTTCAAATCGAATTGCACATTCAACATTGCTTGAACTTGCGCAACTTGACTTGTCGGTGACGCTTGGTAGAACGCAATGCCATTTGGTAATGTCTCGCGCTCATGGCCTTTTAAGTAATCAGGTAGAAGCAAAGGCGGTCGAACTTGGTAGTCCACGCCTACAGCAATTTGCTGATGCCCTTTCTGTAGTGCGCGTAAGTCTCCAATACAATCGCTTGCCGGACCTTCACCGTACACATCGCTACTTGATACTGTCCAACGGCCGCAAATAACCTGAAAGCTCATCATGCCGCTTTCACGTAGTAACTTGTTTGTTGCACTTGGTTCGTAGTAGATCGATGCATAAGGCATGTTTTTAGGGCCATATCCTTTTGCATCTACTCGTTCATAAACTGCATGGTGAACTTCAAACTCTTGTTCAAAGTTCTTATTTTCGAATGCGCTTTTAATAGCATCAGAACGTTTTCAAGTCCAAACTGCTTAACCATATTGAGTGTGGTTAGTTTGAACTTGCGGAAAATGCCATTTGGTTTGTTGAACTCATCCGTAGTTATTGCGAACTCGCCGAACGTCATTGGGATAACGTCCATTGGTTGAGCTTTTGAATTTGGCCCATGATCAGGAGCGAGGGCCGCACCGATTCCAAAAGCCCCTTCTTGCGTATAGATATGATGTACCGCCCGATATACATTGCTCTTTGCAAAAGCAACATAGCAAGCATCTTCAACAGCTTTAAGCCATTGTTTTACTTCAATATCTTTTTGCAATGCTTCGTCGGCGGCTTGCAATGTAAACCACTTGCGACTCGGTGAACATGTACCCGATACCATGCCCGCCGCAAGAGTCTTAAGCGAATCTTTACCTGTGTTATCAACAATTTTGGACCATGCAGATCGGTCATGCTTTTCTTGGTTCTTAATCGTTTTAATAGCAATAGGCAAAACGTGTAATGCTAATTCGGCACAATAGTCGTCCATATCATTGACACGATTTTGCCAAACTGCATCAAACCGTTTTTTCAGCGCTCTGATATCGTCTTCAGTCATGTTAGCCGCCTAGTAAAGTTTTCTTGCCTAAACGCAAATTCTCATCATCAACACCTGTTGCATCTGTGTACAAGGTATTTGCAATGCCGCCCGACATAGAGTTCTGTGCGTTTTGAACACGGTCGATAGTTGCTGATGCGTCTGGTGACTTAGAGTCCTGTCGTACTGGTGGTTTTGGTGGTGCTTGAATATCTGCCTTCTTTGCATCCATGCCGAAAAGCTTTGCTGTCTTATCAATCACGCTATTACCGCCAAATAAAATGTCCGTAAAATTGCTACTGCACATGTGAAAACTCCAAGTGAGGTTGTCATTCATAACATTATGCTTTTGACAAATGCTCATGGCCCTATTTCCTGTTGACACTACGCGTAAGGGTCGTAATCACGTCTAGCTGCAGAAGCATTAATCGTCTGCATAATGTGTCGTTTAGGCGTATCAATCTGCGCATTGATAATTGCTGAACCGTAATCGGGACTGCGGCCAATACGCTTAATAATTTCCTCTCGAGATTCCACTTTGATTTTGGTTCCCTGCAATCCCCAACGTGGCGCCGTTAAATCTGCTAAAAGCTTTGGTTCAGGCGGCAAAGCAACTGTACTGCCATAGGCGGGGTCCAATGCTTCTCGGAACTGCCACCAGAGTTGTGAACGCAGGTTGTAAAAACTAAGTTGGCCTGAACGGTCAAATGCAGTTGCCGCATTGCGTACGTCAACAGGTACAACGTGAATGCCTGATTGCTTTAAGAAATCGTATGTACTTGCACCAACGCCGATGACATCGACATGGATAGGCGCATGGTCTCTTACATGTGAAACAGCAAACGATGCGCTTGTTGGTCCGTCTGGTGAGTCCTTGCCCTCAAGTACATTCGGGTTGTCATACCAATGTGCGTATCGGGCAAAGCCAATTGTGTTATCGCCCCCACCACGTGCAACGTCCAATCCGTAAGAATCCATCTTGAAATCGCCACGATGCAAAATGCGCATGTCTTCAAGTGGTTTCCAACGTGCTTGAGCTGCTTCAACCCATTCTGTAGGGATAACTTGCCAAGGGTCATCTTCGATACCCGCACCGAAATCGCCGTATAACATTTGTGACCTCAAAGGTTCAGGCAATGCTTGTAAAGTACTCATGTAGCCTGTTTCCATGTAGTACTTGTTGTCTGTCACACGAGCAGGAATGAACGTGCGTGATGTTGGTTTAATTATGAGTTCGGGCTTGTAATCTTTTGGGTCAAAGTCATAAACGATCTGCTCATCGATAATGACAAAGGGTTTATTGCTTTCGACCTCTTGTTCTTTGCCATTCACCATAGCGAACCAACGTAGTTCGCCCGGCTGTGCAGGGTTCGGATATCCTTTCTTAATCCAAGGTGCAAAGAAGTCAATCACCCATCGGCCTTCCGCAGTAGTCGGAGGGTTAAAGGTCAAAAGGCATTTAGGTTTAATGGTCGGATCACTGGTACGATTCCACCCCATAATGAAACGTGCTTGTGATTCTCGGATTTCAGTGGCTTCATCAAGTGCCTTTAGATCATGTGCACGACCTTGCCAACGCTTCTCATCACCTACGTTATCCAAGCCGCCAAACTCAATCAGACAGCCCTTGCCTAAATTCCAAAATGATTTTTGCGAGTTGTACCCTTGTTTATGGCCTAAGATTTCCTCACCACGTTGCACAATACCGTCTGTCTGCGCCTTCTCTTTACGCACAACTAAACTACGTTTATGTGAAGTAAGACATGAGCCGATAATCAAGTCAGTCTTGCCCCCGCCTGCTGCACCGCCGTAGCCGATAATGTCAGCATCAGATGTGTAAGCAGCCATTTGCGGACCTTCAAGCGGGAACCATACAGGCGCATTTGCAAGAATCCTGCTGATAACTGCACGTTCATCTTCATCAAGCGAATTAATGAATTGCTCAATTTCCGATTCGCTCATATCCGCAATTAATGCGAGTAGTTCATCATCGTTGGGCTTGTTCATAGTCAATCCAATCACCAAATTCAAAGATGGTCATGTAACTAATGGCGAAGAGAAACCAAACATCGGCTAAATCTCTGATGTGGTTTTCCTGAAGCCTGAAATACTCACCCACCACTGCAAACATTAAGAACCATGTTAAACAGCTAAAAAATGCCGATTTCTTTAGGTACCAGAATTTAAGCAACAACACAGGAATAAGCATGTTGATACCTATTGAAATAGCGAATGCGATTAGTGTGGTATTCATCTAGCTGCACTCCACAACTTGACCTTTTGGTGTGGGCAGATTTCATATTTCAATTTGCCCTTGCCTTCTGCACACGCCAATATTGCGCGGACTTTAGATTTTGGATAATCCAAGTACAAAACAATGTCCGTAAACATTACAGGCGCAGGGCTTAACTTGATGAAAGCAATAACTTGGTCGTATTCGCCTTGTTGAAATGAACAAAGCGTCCGTTTGCGTTTCGGGTATTTATTCTCTGTGATTGGCTGAATGCTTCCTCCTTTGGCAAGAAATTCAGCAACCTGTTTGTCTAGTTCTTCTGATGTAAGCATTCTTTAGACTCCTTAATCCAAACGTAGCATTCAAGGCGTCTAGACCAATAAACGCTGACGCCGTGACGTTTACGCAATTTGCGCGCACGCTTTTTGAAATAGGCCGCTCGGTCATTGTTCAAGCTCCCATTCACCGTGGCGATAACGTATGTACCGACTACCACTTTCATCAACGCCTATGTCAAAAGTCTCATAACCTTTAGTCTCAGTGCCTATTTTGTGAATGATTGGCTGCTTGCAACATGGGCACTCTTCAAGCTCTGGTGTAATCACTTGGTCGTTAGAATCAAACTGCAATTGGCCTAATGCAGACCAATAAATCTTGCGTAGCTCAGGCGTGTCTTGCAGGTTGTGAAATGCAAGTTCAAATTGATATGTGCAGGATGTGTTGTGCACCTTGCGCGGCTGATCCTCTAAGCACTCTGTTATTTCTTCATAAACACGTGGCATAACTCTGCCCAAATCATTCATCCAAAAATGATCTTTTACGAAAAGCAAGGTTCTGTGCAGGCGTGCATTTTGTTCAGATGTGCTGTATTGAAGCTGCTTAGTAGCACGGTATTTACCAAGAAGGTGTTCGTAATCAATGCGGCATTTTGTGAATGTGGCTAAAGACCAGTTCATGCCCTCAGCTTCTTCAACATAATCGTCATCAGTAGCGTGATACTGTTGGCTCTCTTCATGCCAAAAGATATGACCAGAATGCAGACTGCTATTTGCATGTAATGTTTTTTCAAATTGTTCACGCATCATCATTCCCCTTTGCTTTATCAGCTTTAGCCTTAGCCCTTTTCAACTTGGCAAGAAGGCTTAGCTGTGTGCTTGCTGCCTTTGGATCGGTTAGCGGGTTTTCAGGGTCGTTGCCAAGTTCTACACGTTCTTTGAACGCGCCGATTGAAATGTGCTTGCCTAATAGCTCAAGGTTCTTAACTTTGTCAGGCCATTTAATTTTGCGTAGATAACCAATCATTGTTCGGTCATCACCACGTCCGTCAAACTCTTCCATGTTGTCTAAGCCCGAAATGTATTGACGCCAGATAGGAGGCCATTCGCTAATTGGTTTAAGCGAAAGGTCATCGTTCATGATGTCAAGGACGTCCATTTGGTCGATTTCAACCAGTCGATGCAACACGTAATCTGCATCTACATTTAGGCGTTTAATGCGTTGTTCTTGGGCTTCTTTAATGGCTTTTTGAATTTCAGGTTTTTAAGGTTCTCATCGCCAATTGAACCCGCAGTTTTTGCAGAATATCCTGCGCGAATTGCAGCTTGCGTTGCGTTTAAATCTTTCAGGTATTCATGTACGAATATCTTTTGTTTTCCACGTAAAGCCATTAGAAAACCTCCTTATAGCAATACCCCACGCAAATACGTCGGCACATTTCGTGGGAAATTTCGTATTTATGACCAAGTTGTCTATAAGACATGCCCGATTTATGTAGTGCTCGAATGTTTTTCACGTCTTCCTCTGTAACTTTTGGCTCAGAGCTACGCTTTACTTTGTCTTTCACTACAAATTCAGGGGCAAAAGCCAAAACAGGCATGGGCGCGCTCCTCCAAGTTGTTAATTTTTGCGTTTTTGTCTTTGGAGTGGCGTTAAGGCGTTTATTTATGTTTTTCAAGGAAAGTCCTATATATATAAATAGAAACTTATAGAAAAATGCCACTTAAACGCCTTAACGCCACTAAAACCGAAACTCTTTCACCTACAAACACGCAGAAATTTGCGTATACGCAAAAACTACTTGTTCAATCCCTACTGCTTACTGCTTTCGTCTTCAAACAAATCTGAATCTGCAGAAACTCGCACACGAATACCGAGCATTTTTCTCGCACCATTTGCGCCTTTTGCTGTTTTGAACTTTGAACTCAAACGCCGTCCCAAACTTCTTGAAGTCGGTATGTACCGCAATTCACCTTTTTAGAAGCGTACTCTTGCCAACTTTCCCAAAGCTTTGAGGACAACTCAGAAATCGTTTCAGGGTCTCCAACTTCACAACATTCGCTAATCCAGTCTTTCAACAGGTCCATTTCATCGCGGTATTCGTCACGTGCTTTTTTCGTCTTTTCAGGCGGGTTTAAACCTTCTTGCTGATATTCAATTGCCCCACGCACAAGCCAAGCTAAAACACCCGGTAATTCGTTGAGCAACTTCGTTGCTAGAAAAGGGTCTTTAACAAGCGTTTTGTCTTTATCGTAGTTACGTTCAAAGGGACCATCATTAAACGCCGCCATATACCATGGTCGCTTCCTTTAATGATTGGCTTGTGGTTCGTGGGCATCACAACCGTCCAAGTGGGCGAAAACTCGACTGTGTGTCTCGAATAAAGACCACGTGCACTGAGCTTCTCGCCACCCGTTATGGTTTTAACGAGATTTTCTTTCAGCTCTTTGTTTTCGTCCGGTTCACCGACATAGACAAAGCGGGAACCACGTAAACGCAAAATATCCTCACGCGCACCGCCTGCCGATGCTTTGGCATCACCTAAGAAAGTCTCAGCCGGAGTAGTAGTTGAATAATCGCCAAGAGCCTTGGATATTGTTGTGAATACAGTTGATTTACCGTTGGCACCATCCCCGAAAGGAATGATCATTAGGTTTTCAACAGGGTTGCCTAAAATCGCGTAGCCCATTAAGCGACGGAAAAAATTAGCCATTTCTTCATCGCCAAAAAAGGCATCAAGAACAGTCTTTTCAAATAAAGGGCATTTGGCTTTAGGGTTGTATTCAACACCAGTGCTATATGTGATTAGCAATTCTTGGTTAGGCTTAACCAATTCACCATCACGCAAATTCACTGCGCCGTTTGCACAGCCCAATAAATAAATATCACTGTCTAATTCTTTGATCGGAACCAATACACGCGGGTCGGATTGAGCAAGCGTCACCATGTTTTTAACCATGAACGCTTTTTGAGACATGGCACAGAATTGATAGAACTCGGCACGTTGCGCATCGTCATCAATCTTTTGGCCTCATCGCCCATAGCCAAAACAGTTTGCTTTGCATACTGCTCGATGACCATGTTCACGCACGATTCCCAATAAACGCCGTTCCATCGATACCAGGTATTTGTTTCGGCAATAAACATAATTTCATTGCCGTAAGCGTCTAGCATTCTTGAAGCATTACCAAATTCAGTCATCGGCCGCTTTTGTGCATCATCAAGTGCAATTTGCACTTTGCGACCGCCCATCGCGATATTCACTTCACGCGCTGAAATACTGATCTTGGTTAATTGCTTGAAGCGCTGACGGATAAGTCCCGACAGTTCAGTACGCAAAGCAAGGTCAGTACCTGCAACCTTGCCCGCTTCTTTGGCTACTACTTGCAACAACTCTTGTTGGTCACGGCAATCAGCAATCTGATTTTTAATGTCAGCAAGAATCTGCCGTTTCTCTAATCTAAGTTTTGCTTGTTTAGATTCACGACCTGTTTTAAGTAACCAGTGCGCCGTAACGATTGTTGATCCATTACCGCTAAACGTACCCCAACGGTATTCGAGCTCTTCAAAGCTAACGTAATTCGATGCGGTAGAACTCCATTCATTCCAAAGTTCGAGAGCAACGTCACTGCCGTCAAACTCATGATGTAAAGACATCCCCACGCGAAGCCAAGTGTCATAATCTTCATTGTCTATATGTTCTAAATATTTTTTGCATCATCCAACGACCAACCAATGGTTGCTGTGGTCGTCATTAATAAATCTTCTTCATCCGCGAGTTCGCTAGACGTCAAAGCACCAATACGCGACTTGCTGTTTTTCACACGAACAAAGCCATGTTCTTCGGCCATACGTTCAAAAACTTTTATCGCTTCTTCGACCTGTTCCTTGGTAACGGTCGGCAAAGCGTTAGCAGCAAATTCAGTCAGCCCACCGAAGAAATCAACCCATTCATACGGTTTACCCGTATCGGGGTGAACATGGTACGCGACGAATTGTTGACCGCGCCCAAGCACTTCGATACGATGTTTGTGTATTTCTTTAAAAGGTTTATCTGCTTCGGCAGGATCGGCAAACCACGCCGAAGTTGATTTACCCCAATCAGAATCTTCAGCTCTATACACCAGTAAGATTTTTGGTGCATTCCCGACACGCTCACAGCTCGGACCTAAATTATCACGGCACCATTCCGCAAACTGGTGTGATAATTCTGCGTCAGTTACATCAATATCAACTGCACAAATCGGGAAAGGCCCTTGACCTGTCAAAATACCAACGCCTTGATTCGCAAAGCGCGGTATGTCACTTGCAGTAAGCCGAACGTTTTGCCATCCGTCCATAACCGGACGTTTTAAGCCTTGCTTGATCGGCACAATCATGTAGTGATGAGCAAGTAAGGTTTTTCCGTGTTCCTTGAAATAGCTCATACGTCACGCACCTCACAGAAAGGTGAAACGTGATGATCTAAATTGCTATCGTCGCCCATGTCATCAATTTGTGGCGTTAGCTGCAGCACCGAACCAACTTGTGCGCCAGTTAAAACCGTGTAGGTAAATTGGGGCGGTGTCTGACGTAGATTATTCTCTGAAAGGCCACTGCGTACGCAGGTTTTGCCAATACCGTTTGAGTCATGCGCCCAAAAATGATTTGTGCATTCTTTAGGGCCAAAGATATTGATCGGATTTGTCATATCAAAGCCCTGCCTCTACGTTAAGTAAAACGTCGCCATTACAATTAGGACAAACACAAGCCCAATCTGTAACAGGCCCGATAGTTTCAAATTTGAAACCATCCCAAAAACAGAACTACAGGTAAAATCAACGTCTTCTTTGCAATGCGGACATTCAGCCCATATTTCTAAAGACCAAGTACCTTCGGCTTTTTTGATTTGTTCGCGTTCAATTTCCATATCAACGCCCCTCCACAACAAAAGAGGCTTGCGTGCATTCACATGGAGCAAATCCGCAAGTACTGCACACTGCACGAATACTGTTCTTTTCCAATGCAATGAGAAAAAGCAAACAGCTAACTGCATGTGCTAAATGTGATTCACCCGTTTCAGGGTCTAGTGTTTGCCCATCCCACCAAGCATTTAAGTGCCGGTGAGCTGCATCGAAATAACGTGTTTCTGCATTGGCAACTTTGCGCCAGTTGTCTTCTGAATATTTACGCGCACCGAATTCAAGTACATTGATTACGGGCGCAAGCGAACCTTTGGAATTAACGAGAAACGCGGTTTAGCGTTATCAAATTTTGACCTTCATTCATATTGTCGCTTCCTTTTTTCGGCCTTTAACTTTTAAAGGGTGAGCTTCTTCAAGAATCCATTCACGTGTAAAACGACCATTTGTTGCTTTAGCTAAAGCTTCTGCATAATTTGTTTCGCCCGTGTACTCAGTACGCGGTAAATGTTGTTGTTTAATCCATCGCCCAATTACAGCCGTTGTTACACCACAAACTTTTCCTGCTCCCGCCTGCTTACCCTCAATGGCGCGGACAACCCTCGCTAATGGAGTTTCATCTAAGAACATTTAATTTCACCACTTATAGCATAGATATAAGTTAATCGTATATCAAAGGTATAAATTATAGCAATAGGGTCATGACTTAATTATTAGTATTAATTTTATACTTTAGGTATAATCTTTAGATATTTAGTATAGATTCTCCCGACGAAGGAAACCCCATGACCAACGGCAAAAATGCAGACGAGAAAAATTTTGTAGCTAAAGACGGTAAGGAATACCCAGCTGTCACCGCACGGATTGCACAAGCTATGTTGTTCAAATCAAAACAATTAAATAAAAAGCTTTCTTGGTCTGCTTTAGCCCAAGAAGTAGGGCTAACCCCACAGGCGCCAATAAGTTGGAAGAAAGGAAAAATTTCTAAAGAAACCTTGGAAAAATCGCAGCGTATACTGGTGTAAGCACCCTTTGGTTAATTACAGGCGAAGGCTCCATGGAAGATAAACCTGAAGCACTAATAAAGAGTATCGGTTATGGTGGTGCAGTAGCTATAGCAGGCGCATTTGCCCCAATTGGAATGATTGCAGGTATAGGAATTGCCACATTAGTAGATGTTTTAAAAAGACATCAAGAATATGAATCAGTTGTAAAAGCTCTTGAAGAAATAGAACAAAATACATCTAGCGTAGACGAGGAGTTACTAGGGAAATGGAAACCAAAATTTCAGAGAAATTCAACAATATCAATGAAAACCTTGAACAAAATACAAAGCTTGTCCCCCTGATAAGTCTTGTAGCAGCAGGGGGATTCAAAGAGGCTATTTTAAATGCCCATGACGGCTATATTGCTTCGTATAATACTTCTTTAAGTAAAGATGCATTCGCGCTAGAAGTCGATGGAATGAGTATGGCGCCTGATTTTATGCCGGGGACAAAATTATTTGTGACCCAAACGTAAAACCTTATCCGGGGGATTGTGTTATTGCGCAAAAGTTTGAAGATGGGATTGCAGAAGCAACATTTAAAAAATATAAACCGCGAGGATTTGACGAAAATGGGAAAGAGTATTTTGAATTAGAACCCATCAATCCTGATTACCCTATAATGACTTCAAAATTTCAAAATATTGAAATTATTGCGACTGTTGTAGAGCATTTTAGATCACTAAGACGTAATAGAATCTGATCACTTTAAGTTCAAGGGCCGTGTTAACGGCCTTTTTATTGCTTACAAAAATTATAAATCTTTTATATCAAAACATAAAATAAAATTATATCTTTGCTATAAAAAATGCTTGTCAAAAATTTATATTTAGTATAATTTTTCAAACATAAAGTTTATATCAAAGGTATAAAACATATGACAACAGATATCCATGCATGGCGCAGCGAAATTTGCGCACAACTAATCCGCACAGGCAAAACCGACATTGAAGATGTAATTAAAGATGCAACTCGTCTTGAAACATATGTGTTCGGAAGTACTAAAACTGCGGATATCAAAAACGCAGAAGTTAAAACTTCTAACCCTGCAAAAACTCAAACGGTTAAAGAAACCAAAGCAGAAAAGGTTGAAGAAGTACAAGAAACCAAATCTGAAACTGCACCAGTTGAAGAGCCGAAGGCTGAAGTTGTTGAAGAAACAACTAAATCAGAAATCACTGAAAAAGAAGTGAAAGACGCTTGTTTAGAAGTAGCTAAAAAGACCGTGCTGCACTTTTAAAAATCTTAAGTGATATCGGCGTTACTACGGTTGCAACAATCCCTACGGATAAATACGCGGCTGTAATTGAAGCTTGCGAAAAAGCACTTGCATAAGGAAATGCACATGAACACTCAAACCCATTTTTTAAATAAGCGAATCAAAGCCGTGTTTACAGTTCGTGAGCTAATCGGCTTCACCCTTGCCCTGCTCATCATTATTGCTTTGGCAGTTGTAGCAGGCTTTACGGCAGCTCAATAAGGATTAAGTCATGACAGCACATGCAAAATTAAGTCCTTCTTCGGCTCACCGTTGGATGCGTTGTGCAGGTAGCGTAATTCTTGAGAAAGACCTACCTGACAGCAGCTCAGAGCATGCCGATCTAGGCACGGCTGCGCATTTCCTTGCTTCTGAATGTTTAGAGCAGGAAAAGAATGCAGCAGATTTTGAAGGTGACACGATCGTCATTTTCAAAGGCAACGCACATTGGATTAATGAAATTGAAAATGCTGTTTCTAGCTTCTTCACAGTAGATGCAGAAATGGTTGAGAACGTCCAAATCTATTTAGATGCAGTGCGTGCTCAAGCAGACGGCAACCAATTACTTGTAGAACAGCGTGTTGATTTTTCCGAGTTCGTAGGTGCTGAAGGCTCTTTCGGCACAAGCGATGCAGTTGTTCTAACTGAAACTGAAATTCAGGTCCACGACCTGAAATACGGTAAAGGCGTAAAGGTCGATGCAGAGAGCAACGAGCAACTTGCGCTTTACGGTTTAGGCGCTTTGGCAACGTTCGGTATGTTCGGCGACTTTCAACAAGTACGAATGGTTATCCATCAACCACGCTTAGGCTATCAGTCTGATTCTGTATTAACAGTTGAAGAGCTTTACGACTTCGCGAATGAAGCAAAAACGCAAGTTACTTTTATCCATACATTAGAAGACGGTGTCGAAAACCCCGATGGCGCAACAAACGAAGTATTTGAAGCTTCATTTAATCCGGGTGAGAAACAGTGCCACTGGTGTAAAGCAAAGGCAACTTGCCCTGCTTTACAAAAGCACTTGGTAGAAACCATTGCAGGCGAGTTTGAGGATTTAACCCAACTCGATTTGCAAGAAGAAATCACCAATGCAACGGCACAAGTTCCAAGTTTAGAGAACGAACAACTTAGCCGAATGTATGCAGTTATCCCTCTTCTCGAAGGATGGATTAAAGCGGTTGATTCAGCGGTTCACCAAAAGATGCATGCAGGTGAAGCAATACCCGGCTTCAAGATGGTTCAAGGCAAGAAAGGTAATCGCGCTTGGACTGATGCAGAAGAAGCAGAAAAACTGCTTAAGAGCATGCGCCTTAAAACCGAACAGATGTATGACCTGAAATTAATTAGTCCAACAAAGGCGGAAGCTCTCAAGAAAGATGAAGCTATCGGCCCGCGCCAATGGACAAAAATTGAAGCCCTTATTACTCAGGCGGACGGTAAACCTACTGTCGCACCTGAAAGCGACAAACGTCCCGCATTGGACATGAAACCACAATTTGAAGATTTAACAGTATCGGAGTAATAACCATGAAAATTCGTTTAAACAATGTACGTCTTGCTTTCCCTGCTTTGTTTGAAGCTAAAACTGTAAATGGCGAAGGTGACCCCGCTTTCTCTGCATCTTTCATTCTTGCTAGCGATCATCCGCAGCTTGATGAAATCCGTAAGGCGATGGACAAAATGGGTGCTGAAAAATGGGGCGCTAAATGGCCTCAAGTTAAAAAAGAAATCGAAACCAAAGACCGTATGGCTTTACACGATGGTGACACTAAAGGCGATTACGAAGGTTATGCGGGTAACTACTTCATTTCTGCACGTAATAAAACTCGTCCAACAATTTTCGACCGTGACGGTAAAACACCGTTAGTTCAAGCAGACGGCCGACCTTATGCGGGTTGCTACGTGAATGCCGCAATTGAGCTTTGGTGTCAAGACAACAACTACGGTAAACGCATCAATGCATCACTCCGCGGTGTGCAATTCCTGAAAGACGGTGAAGCATTTGCAGGCGGTGGCGTAGCTTCTGAAGACGATTTCGAAGACTTAAGCGCAGCTGATGAAGCGGAAGACCCGATATTTGCAGGCGCATAAAAATATGAGTGAGCCAGTGCGTTAGGAGACCGGCGCTAATCGACAAGCCATGAGTGTCGATACTGGAAATAACCATGGCAGTAAACGATTTTGCACCTTGACTCAGAAGGCGTTTACCGCGGTCACTGCGATAGTGTGACCCGAATTTTTAAATCCTAAATGAGGAAAACAACAATGAATAATTTAACCGATGTACCTCAATTTCTTGGTGACCTAAAAACGGTGTAGCTGAAAAGCAACTAGGTCTATTCCTTTCAACTGTAGCAGGTGCCGTAGTGACTCACGGCAAAGCAGGCAAAGTTACTTTGGAATTAACCATTAACCAGATTTCTGACAGTAATCAAGTCGAAGTTGCCCACAAAATCAATTTCAAAGCCCCGACCGAAACGGGCGATAAAACCGAAAATGCTAGCGGCAAAACCCCTATGCATGTTCTTCAAGGCGGCAAGTTGTCTTTAATGCCTGAACGCGTCAAAGCCGAAGATTATCTAAACGGCTAATCCCTTTCCTACCAAACTTTATAAGGTAAATAACACATGGAACAACTAAACGTAGACAAAATCGCAGCGCTAGCAATTGCAGCACAAGGCAACTTACCTGTTCAGGTTGATAAAACAGCTTCAATTGCAATCGTTCCTGAAGGATTTAAGGTCCATAGCACAGAAAAATTTAATGCTTTGCGTGACCGTTTCCGCGGCACTTTCAACACAAGCAATATTGATTCGTTTGTTGAGTATGCAAAAGCACGTGGCGTTGCAGGCTTAAAAAATTTCATTAATACCCGTAGCACACTTAAAGCAGAAGCGTTTTTTAATATTGGTAATGAAGCCGACCCTGGTCATGCTGACGACACTGCCGTTTTAGTTTTGGATAAAAAGCCTGAATTTATCGCTTTTGAAATTGCTAATACCCGCCGTTATAACCAAGAAGATTTAATCGATCTATTAGACGATTGGGCCGAGTTCATTACCCTTCAAGGCAAATCTACTGGTGAAGATGGGGCAACCTTAAATACCGTAATTCCATTCGATAAAGGCATTCGCGCATTACGCAAAGTAAAAATTGCTAAAAATGCGGAATTAAACAGCCATGTTGCTGAAATGGGTTATCAACGCAGTGCTGCAGAAAGCCTAGAAGCTACAGGCATTGATGAAAACTTACCTACTGCAATCGTGTTGAACACTGAAAGCTACAAAGGCTTGCCAGTTGAAGCAATCACCATTTCCCTCCGTATTTCCGTAAATAACTCTGAACCTACATTTATTTTGCGTTTTGTAGGTAAAGACAACCACGACCAAAAACGTGCCGATCAATTTATTGAAATCCTGAAAGGAAAATTAGCCGAACTTCAAGGCGAATTCTATCAAGGTGTTTTCGAAGCATAACCCTAAAAGCATCTCGCATTTTGCGGGTTGCTTTGGAAAGTGAACGTATATGGGCCATGCGTTCACTTTACCAAAGCAAGAATAAGGATTATGAAATGAAATTTGAATTAAAAAAGACGTGTCCTGAATGTCCTTACACTCCTAAAACACAAGGTTGGATTGGGGAACATGAAACTGCTCTTGAATTCCATCATGCAGTTAAACAGGACATTGAATTTCCATGTCATATGAGTAAAGACCAGTGTTGTGTTGGAAACGCTCTTTATATGAACTCTATGTGCAAAGTTAGTAGAAACCCTCAAAAAGCTAACTTTCAAAAATCTTTAAAGCAAATTAATCAAGAAACAATTTTATTTTCATTCGACGGTTCAAAGCTTGTTGAATTTCACGGGCGATAAAAAATGAAAGATACCCTTTGGCTTGACCTTGAGACATATTGCGAAGTGCCAATTAAAAACGGCACACACGCTTATGCAGAACAAGTTGAAATTATTGTATTTGCGTGGGCCTTTAATGACGGCCCTGTCTATGTTGAGGACCTAACCAAAAATGAACCTTCAAAAGAATTGATTGAGCATTTACACAATGAATCGGTAACTCTAATCGCCCACAATTCACATTTTGACCGTACTGTTTTGCGCCATGCGTACCACGGTGCGCCTTTAAAAATTGAGCGTTGGCAAGACACAATGGTCCAAGCTTTGAGCCATTCTTTGCCCGGTTCGCTTGATTCACTTTGTGAAATTTTCAAGATCGATCAAGACAAGGCGAAGGACAAAGCAGGTAAACAACTTATTCAGCTTTTCTGCAAGCCCCGCCCTGCTAATCAAAAATTACGCCGCGCTACCCGTGAAACGCATCCGCTTGAATGGGCGCGTTTTCTCGACTATGCCAAAAACGATATTTTGGCGATGCGCGAATTGCATAAACGGATTCCGAAGTGGAATTATCGTGGGGCTGAATTAGCACTTTGGCACCTTGATCAAAAAATTAATGACCGTGGCGTTTGTATCGACCTTGATCTTGTTGAATCTGCAATTGAAGCGGTAGCCAAAGCGCAAAAGGATTGGCAAAACGCACAGTTGCGTTGACCGATGGTGAAGTACAGGCGGCTACGCAACGCGATGCGATGCTTAAGCATATTCTTGAAGCGCATGGTGTTTCGCTTCCCGATATGCAAAAAGCAACTTTAGAGCGCCGTATTAATGATGAAAATCTACCTATTATAGTGCGCGAATTGCTTGCCATCCGTTTACAGGCTTCAACTACCAGTACAGCAAAATACACAGCACTTGCTAAAGGTGTTAGCTCAGACGGTCGATTACGCGGAACTTTGCAATTTAACGGTGCATCACGCACAGGACGATGGGCAGGCCGATTATTTCAACCACAAAATTTACCACGTCCTACGCTTAAGCAAGATGTAATTGACGAAGGCATTGAAACTTTAAAAATCGGCTGCGCGGATATGTTCTATGAAAACGTCATGGAACTAACAAGCTCTGCAATTCGCGGTTGTATCTGTGCGCCAGAAGGCAAAAAACTCGTTGTAGCCGATCTGTCAAACATTGAAGGCCGCGCCCTAACTTGGCTTGCGGGTGAAATTTGGAAGCTTAAAGCGTTCTATGACTTTGATGCAGGCGAAGGCCACGACCTATATAAATTGTCTTATGCAAAATCATTTAGCGTATTACCTGATGAAGTAGACAAAGACCAACGTCAAGTCGGTAAGGTTCAGGAATTGGCTTTGGGTTATGAAGGCGGTGTAGGTGCATTTTTAACGTTCGCAGCTGCATACGGCTTAGACCTTGACGACATGGCCGCACAAGCTTTTGACAGCATTGACCCAAGCATAATGAATGAAGCGATTCGCGCTTGGGAATGGCATAAGAAAGAAAAGCGCACCACTTTCGGTTTAAAGAAAAACACATGGTTAGTGTGTGATTCGTTCAAACGCTCATGGCGCTATGCGCATCCGAATATTTCTGCGTGGTGGAATGAGCTTCGCGTGGCAGCAATCAATGCCATTAACAACCCGGATAAACCTTTTCCATGTCGCAAAGTAATTTTCATTAAAAAGGCTCTTGGCTTTACATCAAATTGCCAAGCGGTCGTTTCCTTTGTTATCCGGGTGCAAAAGCGGACGACAACAGAATTTCCTACATGGGCAATAACCAGTACACACGTAAATGGGAACGCCTTTACACCTATGGCGGCAAGTTTGCCGAGAACATTACGCAAGCAGTTGCCCGTGATGTGCTAGGCCACAACATGCCTTTAATCGAGAGTTCAGGTTACGAAATCGCTTTAACTGTACACGATGAAGTGATTACAGAAGCCGATGATGTACCGGAATACAACCATGAACATTTATCAAGCCTGCTTGCTACCAATCCCGAATGGGCACTTGATTTGCCTTTAGCGGCAGCGGGCTTTGAGTCATATCGCTATAAGAAGGATTAACACCATGACTACTTTAAGCAACTTAGTTAGAAACATTCACAACCAAAACGTTACTGCGGGTTGGTGGACTGACCTCAAAACAGGTGAATCCTTAACGTCTCAAAAAGGCGAACCTGCTAAACGTAATGTGCCTGAAATGCTTTGCTTAATTCATTCAGAAATTAGTGAAGCTATGGAAGGCCATCGTAAAAACTTAATGGATGACAAATTACCCCATCGCTCAATGCTTGAAGTTGAACTTGCAGATGCACTTATTCGTATTTGTGATATGGCAGGCGGATTAGGTCTAGACCTAGAAGGTGCTGTTTTAGAAAAACTCGAATACAACCAAAAACGAGCGGATCACAAAATAGAAAATCGCTTAAAAGCTGACGGCAAAAAGTTTTAATGCGCGAATCAGTAATTGAAAAATATCTTGTGGACAAGGTCAAAGCCCTAGGGGTGAAGTCCGCAAGGTTAAATGGATTAGCCGTAACTCTGCCCCTGACCGTCTAGTAATGCTACCAGACAATACATTTTGGGCAGAGCTAAAGGCGCCAAAGGAAAAACCAACCGCAGCCCAAGCACGTGAACATGAACGCATGCGCAAGATGGGCCAACGAGTTGAAGTTATAGACAGCATAGAGCGAATTGAGGAGCTATTAAAAAATGGCTAAACATGAGAAGAAGGAAACGATCACGCACACAACATATACATGCGATGTGTGCGGTAAAAATGCTGATGGAGAATGGCACCTCACTGAATGGACTAATAGCGATATTACGGCTGAATATTGGTTGCCAATTGATATGTGCAAACAGCATGCAGGATTGTACCAACGCATGCTGTTTAAGTCTGAAAACCCTTCTCAGTATATGAAGGAAAGGTATGACGGGTTCAATGAAGAACGAAAACAAAACCTTATAACTGCTCTTAAAAATTTTGAGGAGGTATCAATATGATGCTTTCACAAGATGAATTTAGAAAAATTGTTAATCCCCTAGAGCGACCAACGAAAACATGGCACTGCGGTTTTTCCTATCTTGAAACTTGGCTGCATTGTGAAAGTGAAGATATAGAACATGGGGTTGAACTTGTACCTGATTTTCAACGCGGGCATGTATGGACCAAGAAGCAACAGACAAATTATATCGAAAACGTATTGAGATTAATTGTTGATGAAAGCGGGTTGACCATACGTTTTAACTGCCCTTCTTGGAGAAAGGAAAGAGCAAAAGACAGTGATCTTTTAGACCAAATGGTTTGTATAGACGGCTTACAACGACTAACTGCAATCAGAAGATTTATTGCAGGTGAATTAAAAGTGTTTGGGCTGAAGTTTGCACAACTCCCAAGAAGACAAATTTTTAGGGATTTGCAAATTGTCGTGAAGATGTACGACTTTCAGTACAAGTCAGACTTGCTTAAATTCTATTTAGACATAAATGGTGGCGGCATCGCCCATAGTAGAACAGAAATAAAACGGGTTCGAACGATGCTTGAAAAGGTGTTAGCAGAAAATAAGGCAAATGAAAAATGACCCAACCACGTAAATTCGTACCGCACGATTACCAACATTTAATTATCAACCACATTCTTGATAATGAACGTTGTGCCGTGTTTGCGGGAATGGGTACAGGTAAAACATCCTCTACACTCACCGCTTTAGAAATTCTCGAATTGTTTGAGCCGGGGCCGACTCTCGTTGTTGCCCCTTTGCGAGTTGCTGCAACCACATGGCCTGATGAAGCTAAAAAATGGGGACACCTGCAAGATTATAAAGTTGTTGCTGTGGTCGGTTCACCTGAAGACCGTGTACGTGCGTTAAAACAAAAAGCGAATGTGTACGCAATTAATTATGAAAATTTACCATGGTTAATTGATTTTCTAGGCAGCAAATGGCCCTTTACAAAAGTGGTCGCGGATGAAAGCACAAAGCTAAAAGGTTTCCGTTTAAGACAAGGTTCGGTACGTGCACGTGCCTTAGGTAAAGTTGCACATACTCGAGTCAAACGATTTATTGAATTAACAGGAACACCTGCACCCAATGGGCTTAAAGACCTTTGGGGTCAACTATGGTTCATAGATCGTGGTCAAAGATTAGGCACGAGTTTCAGCGCCTTTACAGATCGTTGGTTTCAACAAATACAAGTGGGCGTAGATCGTAACGCGGTAAATCTTGTGCCATTTGATCATAGTCAAAGCGAAATTCAAGCACGAATTAAAGACGTGTGTTTGAGCATTGAAGCTAAAGACTACTTTGATATTAAAGAGCCGATCGTTTACCCCATCGAAGTAGAGCTTACAGGCAAAGCCCGTAAGACCTATGAAGAAATGGAAAAGGAAATGTTCATTGAACTAGCTGAAACGGTCGAAGTTGAAGCATTCAATGCCGCATCAAAAACAATGAAGTGTTTGCAGATCGCAAGCGGTTCTATTTATACCGATGAAAACGGCACTTGGCACCCAATCCATGATTTAAAAATTCAGGCGCTTGAATCAGTAATTGAAGAAGCTGCGGGCATGCCTGTGTTAGTTGCGTACCATTTTAAAAGCGACCTTGAACGTTTATTAAAGGCTTTTCCAAAAGGTCGCCATTTAGATAAAGACCCGCAAACGATTCACGATTGGAACGCGGGCAAAATCCCTGTGCTATTTGCTCATCCTGCAAGCGCAGGTCACGGGCTTAATCTACAGGATGGCGGGAATATCCTTGTGTTCTTTTCCCACTGGTGGGACTTAGAACAGTACCAACAAATTATCGAACGTATTGGGCCAACACGCCAAGCGCAAGCGGGTTATGACCGCCCTGTTTACATCTATCACATCATTGCAAAAACACGATGGATGAAATTGTTATGGAGCGTCGTGAGTCAAAACGTGAAGTACAAGATTTATTAATGGAGGCTATGAAAAAGCGATGCGAAGTTTAATTGAAAAAGACAACGACGATTTGCCAGAAGAAATTTTAATTAGCATTGGAGAAGTAGCATGACAGAAGTTAAGTTTGTTTCTATGCCTGCGACTGAATTAGCGCAGTTGATGGAGAAAGCTTGTGAAAATGCGGTATCCAAAGTGTTAGCAGCTCAAGGCGATGAGCTGCTAACCATATCAGAACTTCAAAAAAGGATACCCGGCTTATCTTGGCATATATTTGACAAGCTTCGTAAGAAGCACAAATTAAAAAGATGTAAGAGGCAAATATTCTCTTACGGCTGTGAAAGCCTTGCTGCAATCTGACTAGACGTTGGATTGTAGTAAACCATGGCGCGCTTAGGGTCCGTCCAACCAAACATTTTACATAGATCAAGCAAAGGCAACTTTGGCGCAATGCGAGTTGCAGCAGTATGGCGGGTATCGTGAAATGTGAAATCGTAGAGTCCGGCTTTTATTCGCGCCTTCATAAAATCTGCACTAGCATATTTAGGTTCATAGCTGAATACTCGACCTGATTTTTTAACCCCAATACCTATAAAAATATCCACAGCGATAACGCTTAATGGCACTTCTCTTGGTCTTCCGTTTTTAGTAGTTTTCAAAACTAAGTATTGTTTATCTAAGAATATCCGTTCCCATTCTAATAAACAGATTTCACTTAATCTCATTCCGGTTTCGAGTGCGATTAGAAATATGCTTTTCAACTCATCATTTAAGAAAGGCAATAGAGTTTCTATTTCAAAATCAGAAATGACTTTTTCCCTATGGTTACTCGCCTTCGGTAGTTTTACGCCATCCATAGGTGATGAAGATAGCCAAAGTTTTTTATCAATACACCAACTAAACATCCCTGAAAGCATAAGAAGTTCGCGCCTAACGGTAGCGGGCACTACCGATTCAAGTCGATATTCTCTGAAATTCACAAGAAAATCTTTATTAACTTCCGATAAAGAAACATCGACGTTCATTATTTTAATAAATTGGTTTAATCGAGTTACTTCTTTAACACCACCTTTCTTATGGATACTGACGGTATCTCTATACTCTTCAATTGCTTGTCTCAAAGTTATGTGAGTAAAAATTTTTTCTTTTTCATTTTTGAGTTGTAATTCAGTCTCATCTGCCCAAGCTTTAGCTTCTTTTTTAGTATTGAATGTTTTACTTTTAGCCGGATGTGGTTTAATTCTTACAGTTGCTGTTATTCGTCCATTACGTTTTTGAAAGGTTGCCAT